CCGTACTCTCCAGCTAAGCCGATAAGGTTCTTAATATCTGTTAAGCCTCTCTCCCAGAGCTGTACCTGCTTATCCTTATCTTTCTCATCCTTGTTAATCATCTGTAAGAACATTCTAAGCTGAGGCTTATTACCGCTCTTACAAAACTCACAGCTCTCTCCTTTACAGAGGCAAGTACGATCTCTACCGCTACCGTCTACATCTAATTTGTGTACCTCGTAGATGGGCAAATCATAATCTGTTTCTCCATCCTTTACTCCTACCTCTCCCTTATGGAGGAGGCGTACTGTAGCTGTATCTCCATCATCCTTTAACTGAAACCAGCCTGTTTTAGAAAATCCTCCATTGTCATACTTGTTAATAAGATCCTGTAATCCCATTTCTGTATCCTCCTGTTTATCCTTGATTATTTTTTTTTCTATAACTACAGCATCAAAGCCTTTACAGCTCCTACCATGCTGTTGATAGCAAAACGCTTATCCACATTCTTTCCTACCAGCACATCCGCCTTATGCTCACTCTTTTTAGTAAGCACTACAGCCTCTCCTTTTAAGATGGCTAACAGGGTTCTTAAACTACTCATACCGCTTACCTCCTTGCTTTTCGTGATAAATAACTTAATCACATCCACCCAGATTATTTAGACAGCATATTGATAACCAGCTAAAATAAATTTCTTTTTGAGGTTCTTGATATGCCAGCTTACGGTAGCATTAGTAATATTGAGAGCCTTAGCAATCTCTCCCTTAGCTCCTCCAGCCATGAGGATATTTACCGCTACCTGCTCCTTATCATTGAGCTGTAAGCTATCTAAGAGATCCATAAACTCTACAGAGCTAAAATCCTTACACTCTACCTCAAAGGTGCTATCTGTTTCTGTACCACCCTCTTTATTGATCTCAGATAACCGATCTAAGCTATCTGGAGTGGTACCTGTAAATCTTTTCTGGCGTGTAGCCTCGTTGTATAAACGGTTAAGGTGCTGGCGTACATAAACCTTAAGGAGAGTAGAAAAAGCTACTCCCTGCTCTGGATCGTAATCCTCTATAGCTCTAAGCATCGGTATATAGCTCTCACTTGTAAGATCCTCTAACTCAGAATTAGGGATAGAGGTTAAATATGGGGATACTAAAAGGTTAATAAGCCCCTTGTTAGCCTCTATGAGCTCTTTAAGATAGCTCTCATCTCTACTCTCTTTGTACGCTTTAATAAGTTCCTCATTTGTTCCTGTAATAAATCCTTTACTCATCCTGTTTTCCTCCTTTAATATCCTGTGAGATGGTCTTTCCAGCCATCTCCGTACTCTTTGACAAGATCGTTAATATCCTTTAGGCTCGTATGCCATTTGAGGTTGATAAACCGAAAACCTTTAGGTATCAGTAACCTCTTGATCTGGGAGGCTCCTTTTCTCCCTGCATCATCGTTATCTGTGGCAAGTACAAACCGCCTAAAAGGTGTACGCTCCAGCTCTTTACACTGATCCTCTGAGATATGTGATCCCATGATGGCTACCGCTGGTACTCCATAAGAGATAAGGCTGAGAGCATCTATCTCACTCTCTGTAATCCAAACCTCCTCTATCTGATCCGATGTACCCCAGCTAAAAGATCCGTTTAGGATCTCCCAGAGCCCAAACACTACGGAGGTTTTATCTACCTCTTTTGCGTTATAAAAATGCTTTCCAGCTATGCTCCTGCCCTTGTAAAAGATCACTTTCCCATCCATGCCCCTTACAGGGAAAAGTACTGTTTTATCCTCTGGATCAAACCCCAGCTCATAAGCCTCTAACACCCAGTTAGCTATCCGCCTTTTATGTAAGTACCTACACGCCTCCTCACTCTGTAGGAGGTTCTGTGTGTACTGCTTTACTAAGCTCTCCTCCAGTACTGAGGATTTAGCTGTGGATCCTCTGTACATATCCAGATCTGGGAGCTCTCTCTCCTCCGTCTGGTAGTTGTACTGATTTACCAGCCACTTAAAGCCCTCTACTGGGCTACTCAGCCCTAACAGATCTGCTACAAACTGAGGTAGATCCGCTGTGTATCCACAGGTGTAGCAATGCACCGTACCAGCCTCGTAGGTCTTATCCTTTGTTACCTTTTGCTGTAGGAGCACTCCGCAAGATGGGTTATGCTCCTTACCGTGTGCGTGAAAAGGGCAAGTACACATAAGATCCGATCCTGTGTTTTTAATCTCCTTAAGTAGCCCTGCTCCGTAGAGCTGGAGCTTAAGATCCTTAAGTACCTGCTCTACTGTGGCTACTATTGGAGTTTTCCAGATCGTTATCACTTTTTAGCCTTTGCCTTTTTAGGAGCTGTGAGCTTAAGCATTACTACCTCTGTTACCTTTAAGGCATCTGCTAATACTTCCTGTGGCAACTCTCCAGCCTCTACCGCCTTAAGAGTTGCATCCTCATCTACAACCTCCTTAGTTGCGATACAGCTAGTAAGGTTTCTCTCATGGAGTTCTGCTAAGAGCTTTTCCTCATCCATGCTCTTACGCTCCTGCACAATTCGCTCAAAGCGGTATCCAGCCTCATCCGTGTAATCACTTTCTCCAGCCTCTAACATCGCATCCTTAAGGAGTGCCTTGTATTTCTCCTCCTCTTTCTTTGCACTGTCTAAGGCTAACTTTCTGGCTTTATAAGCCTCCTTTAACTCTGCTAAATTCATTAGCTTGTACCTCCTTTATCTCTGTTTTATTGTATATCATTCTCTGTTTAATAGAGATTGATAGCAAAAATATATGAGGGGAGTACCCCCTCTGTGTTCTCTCTGTTTCTCAGAGAACAATTATAATATAATCCTGTTTTACAGAGATGTCAATACCTAATTTTCTGTTTTACAGAGTTTTATCTCTGTTTTACTTTACTTTTTCTCTGTAATACTGTATAATTAACTTATCCCTCAAAGGAGAGGAGGTGTAAAAACAATGAGTACATTTGCTAAAGCACTTACCTACTACCTAGCGGTAAAAGGTAAAACTCAGCAAGATCTAATCAACGATCTCCACTACAGCTCCTCTACAGTTTCTCAATGGTGTACTGGAAAGAACACTCCTAGAATGGATAGGATTGAGGCTGTAGCAACTTATCTAGGGATAGATGCTACGGATCTCCTAAGAGATCCAGAGATTTTCTCACAGGAAAAGTTTTCTACTGATCCTGCTTTAATCTCAAAGATCTTAGAGAGTAAGCCCTCTCTATACGATTTATTTAAGCTATCTATCTCACTATCAGATAAGGATCTGGAGCTACTTAAGGGATTAGCTCAACGCATCAATGAGCTACAAAATCTTAAAGAGGAGTAATCCTCTGGATGGAGCCAGCCTGCAAAAGCTGGCTCTTTTTCTTTATCAAAACTCAACCGTAATCTTCTTTACGCCAGCGTCTTTTACAGCCTTTATGGTATCTGCAATAAACTCATTCACACAAATTTCTGCAAGCCCCTCATCTGCATCCAGATCGCTCATAAGCTGATTATTTAACATTTTACACTCATTAAGCTCCGCCTCTAAATTTTCAATATAGGCTTTCTGTTTAAGCGATACATCCATAAGATGCTTAACCTCGTCTAAATCGTTAATATGTCTATGATCTCCTAACATCTCTCCTACTGGCATTTCCAAATAATCACAAATTTCCATTAACTTCTCAATGTCTGGTAAATGGGCTCCTCTCATCCACCCATTTACTGTAGTAGGCGGTACCTCCAGCACCTTAGCAAGCTCTACCTGCTTAATCCCTCTCTCTGAAACTGCTTTGTGTAAATTTTTTGCAAACTGTCCTTTAATCATCTTTTTTTCCTCCTATAAATTAAAAAGCTGGGATCTGTGTCTCACTCTCACGCTCTCTAAGAGGTGTAGAGTTTCCAGCCTTTGAAAAATCCATATAAGCCAGAGGGATACCGTACAGATCACTAAGCTCCTGTGCTTTCTCCATCTTAGGAGCTGTCTTACCTGTTTCCCAGCTAACTATAGTCTTATCGCTACAGCCTAAGATCTCTGCTACCTCTGCCTGTGAGTATCCTGCCTGTATTCTGCAAGCGGAGAGCCTCCATTTCATTTCAAAGTAATTCATTAACTAGCCCTCCCTGCTTTATATTTTTCCAGAGCCTCCTCTGTTACAAACTTCTTAAGAGTAGGGATCATTACCTCACGCTCTACCGCCTCCAGCTTTCCGCTCTGGATATTTCTATAAACATTTCTCTCACTACAGCCTAAGATCTGAGCTACCTCCTCTACTGTGTAGGCTTTCTCCTGTGGCTCATCCTGCTTTTCCTCTACCACCTCTACAGGAGCCTCCTCTCCAAACACTGGAGCATACTTAGCCTTGAAAACCTCACTCTGAGCTCCGATAATACGCCCTGCCATAAGATCACAGCCAGCCTTAGTAATGTGGTATAATCTACCGCCCTTATCTGGATCCTCTGAGAAATACTTAGGAGCCTCATCTCCTAACTGTGTAATATATTTGCGGATCGCTCTTAAAAGGTTATCGTGCCTCTTTCCCAGCATCTCCGCTACTTCCTTACTTGTAATCGTCATATAAAAAAGTACCTCCTTTTCCGATTTACTTAACCTAATCAGAAAAAGAGGTAACATTTAGAGAAATTTTTATTATTTTTTCTTACTTAAATCAAAAATAGAGATTTTATCATTCTCTGAGTTAATTCTTGTATTAGTATCTACCACAATTTTATTATCTAAGATACCTGCTACAAGCCTCTGTATAATCTCTAACTCTCCCATCTCATGTAAATAAATAGGGTACACATCTCCCTCATCTGTAAGATATACAGGGATGATCCGCCCCTTAGGTACTCCGCCTTTAGAAACCATAATCTTTCTCTCCTCCTTTATCCTTTTCTCCATCTGGTTTATCATCCTTTTTATCCTCTGTGCTCTCCTCTGGATTTTCACTAAGGAGAGGCTTAAGGTATCCTGTGTTTACTTCCCAGATCATAAGTACCTCTTTGTTATTGATACCATATCTGTTTTTCTTAACACTGATCTTAAGAGTGCCATCTATCACAGATAGAGATAATACTCTTGTGGCGTTCTGTCCTACACCGTCACTCTCTGCCAGATCGTGGAGCTCTGGGCTCTCTCCTTTTTTACGGTTTTTAACTGCCTCACGGTTAGCCTGTGCCATAAGGAGTACAGGCTTTTTAAGCTCCTTACTCATCAAAAAGAGATCCTCTGAGATATTGTTATACGCTATTCTAGGTATATCCGCCCTACGCTTATCGCTCATAAGAGAGAGCTGATCTATTACAATCATATCCGCCCCATGCTTAATAGCTAAACTCTTAATCTCATCCACATTAGGCTTACGCCCCTCAAAATCATCTGGAGTAACTACGATAAATCCGCTCTTTTGCTGGAGCTGTGTTATGTACTTCTCATAATCCTCCTGTAAGTACTTTGCTCCGTCTGTATCTGGTTTCTTTCCCAGAGTACCAGATCCATTAAGGAGCCCCATATTACTAAAGTGCTTATTGAGAGTATCAAAACGAAAACCAACCATAGCTGTACTCATTTCTCCAGAGTACATAAGGATCTTATAACCCATATTCCACGCCATAGTAGCAAAGTACTCTCCGATCCATGTTTTACCCACGTTAGTACGCCCTGTGAGTACTACCAGATCCTCTCCCCAGAGCCAGCCATTAGTAATCTCATCTAGCTTAGGGATACCTGTAGGAATACCTATAAGCCCCTTTACCTCACAACGCTTTTTATACTCTGTAAGGCGATCTCCAGCGTTAGAGATAATATCATAGCCATCTTTATTCCTGCTCACTGGTACGGATTTCTCCAGCTTTTCTAACTCCTCTTTGAGGTACTGGATAGCCTTAATACTATCCTCTTTTACTACCTTTGCTGTATCCTCAATCAGAGGCACCAGCTTAGTATATGTATAAGCCTCTTTGAGCTTATATACTAAGTAATCTGTACTCTCTGTAACCTCCAGCATTTGAAAATCTTTGAACCTGCCTAAAAAGGTTATTTTATCTGGCATCTGCTTATAGCTGTTGTAATGCTCTATGATAAAATGGATCTCATCCTTACAGGTAAGAAACATCTCCTCTACTACTCCGTTAGAGTGGAGGATCTCCAGATCTGGAGCATCTAATACCTTACAGAGTAAGCTCTGCTCAATCATATTAGCCATTTATAACCCCCTCCTATCTCCGCTTGTAATTTCTACTACCTGTGAGGATCCTAATACTCTACTGGCTATCCGATCCCCTAACTCGCCCCTAAGCTCCTCTGGAGAGAGGTTACTGGTATAGATCGTAGTGAGGTTATTAGATACTCTGGTATTTATAATACTTACCATCCTCTCCCTTACCCAATCTGTTACCCTCTCTGCTCCTATATCATCTATGATAAGGAGCCTACAGGTTTTTATCATTCTGAGTATCTCATCAAACTCTGGATCTTTGTTATCATAGTTATCTCTGAGATCTTCTAAGAAAGTGGGGAGAAAAATATATAGCCCTTCATTTTCTAGCCCTGTATTAAAAGCTATCTTTCTGAAAAAGTAACTCATAATCTTACAAGCCCATGAGGTTTTACCATTCCCTGTACTCTTTCCCCAGATATATAAACCTCTGCCCTCATCTACCATACTGAGCACATCATTTTTATAGTTATCCAGCACTGTAAACGCCTCCAGATCCTCTCCATTCTCTGGCTTAAGAGCGATAGTATAACGGTATCTCTCTGGGATCCTGCTTAAATTGTATAAAGCTCTAAGTACTCTATAGCCTCCGCATACATCACTACAAGAGCTTTTATCTTTCTGGCAATAATCACTTGCATAGCATTTCATCCGCTTTTACCTCCTTTTGAGTAATCCTAATCACAAAAGAGATAAAAATTTAGAGGAGAGCTTTTACACCCTCCTCCAGATTACTTAAACACAATATCTTTACCCTCAGCATCTTTAAGGGTATTACCGCTAAACTTTTTACTAATCGCTGTAGGCTTTCCCTGTCTACCATAGTTCTTAAGTGGATAGAGATCTTTCCATCCCTTATCTATACTCTGATCCACAATAGCCAGAGCTACTACAGGATCCTCTCCAGCATTATCTCTAAGAGTACTAGCAAACTTTTCTACCGTAGTTACTTTAGAGCCGAATGTAATACCATCTGGTGTCAGTGGCAGATTCTTCTTAGACCACTCAACTATCAATTCCGGATGCACTACTGATAAACTGTTATTCATATCAAAACCTCCACTTCCTCTGTGCTTAAAGTATAGGAAGTTTTTGCTTGATGTTGTAGTTTGCGAAACCCCTTTGAAAATAGGAAAAACCCTTTGAAAAAGGATTTTCCTCTCTCAAAGGGCAATACAGCTATCAATTACACACCATCATCTATATTCAATCGCTGCTTTATTTCTTTTAATAATTTTTCAGGTTCCTCTGTCCTCATTCTTTTGGCAAGCTCAATCATAATTTCCTGTTCTTCTTTGCTCATTTGTTCAAACATGTCCGCCATCTCTTTTTCTCTCGGTGTCAGTCGCATATACATTTCTTGTTCCTCCGATTTTAAGCTCATACAATATCGTATCGATAGAAACATCTTAACGGTTATCCATCTTCTGTGCAAACATCGGTATATGATGTAAAAAATGGGCAATTCCAATCGGAACTACCCATTTATTATTAAAAATATGCGATTTTTCTTGCTCTGCACAAATTTCTGCATCAAATGATGTAAGTTTGATGTAAATCACTGTTTTATATGGTTTTGACCAAATGAAGTACATCCCGTCATTTTAGTGAAACGGTACATCCATACATCATCTTAATAGAGCTTTGCACCTGCTGGAATGTGGTTATCAACCATGATCAGATGCAGTTCTTCATCTTCTGAGTCTTTCAGATTATTTACT